GGCTCGCGCCCGGGACTGGATCCCTCGCAGCCGTGTCCTACGACATCGACCACTTGCCGGTAACCACCGACATCCCACTGTTCGCCCCGAGTGACTTTGGGGGCCGCGGATTTGAAGCCGCCTCACCAGTGACTACCAGATCACTTGAGGTCGAGTAACACAGACCCGAACTGCCTTCATCGGAACCGAGTGCCGAAGCAAACTGGACAAACATACTGTTCGTAACGTAAGTCCTGGTTAATTACCCGAGAGTGGGAGCCTGACGGCGCAGAGTGTGATCGTTAGGGGTGGTCAAAGACCCCCCACCACAAGCAATGGGCAGCACACTGCCCCAACAGGGGACGTCGGCAGGCCGACAGTCCGCTGGTCCCGAAGCGGCCTAGGCTGCAGGGAACCACCAAGAGGAATCCTCCTCACACCACTGAAGAGCGGGAACAAACTTGTCCTCGATCTTCGAGTCAGCGAGAACCAACTCGCCCCTGTCAACGGACAGGGGAGGGTTGATCAACCGAGGCTCAAAGGTAAGATCGGTACCGAAGCCGGAACGGCGTGCCATAAGGCGACGTCGTCCGGCCCGGACGCGATTCCTCCAGAAAGCCCGAAAACGGAAAGAAGCCCCAGAAGGCTCTACCGTCTCGCGACCAGAAGACCAGAGATCAAGCCTGACCTCAATCTTCTCTTCCGGGGTGGCACTATCGGAGAACCGATAACGCCCCTTCGTCACGGGAAACTCAGGAAGGCGAAAGTAAGAGCGAAGCCGAAGCTTACGTTCGTACTTAAAAACCTCGAGTATCCGCATGTCAAACCCGAGATCACTCGGGCGGAAGACCCAACGGCTCTTCGCCTTGGAAAGGACGAAGGCCCTCATCCACAAAGGACCGGCGGACCTACAAACCGCCGACTGATGCAAGTGACCCTCAAAATCACTTGTTGCCCCACCCCTGCGGAGATGCTTAACCTCCTTCCACCTACCAGACCGTTCCCGAAGGAAGCAAGTCGAGTTAATCTCAGCAACATCGCGAAAGCGACCAGTCTTAGACTCGTTAAGGATCGCCCACGAGGGGTAGTCCGAAGCGAGAATAGGACGAGGCGATGATATGAGGACATCATCACCGTTGACAAGATACTTCGCCTTCACCGTGCGTGTAGCCCAACGGGCCGCAACGTAGGACTGAAGACAAAGAAGGGGGAAGGAGAGATAAGTCCCCATCATCTGACCATGCGTAACCTCCTTTCCCCCACACTTCGGCCGGAGCGAAGCGTGGGCGTCCAGACGCACACGACCAGGGACCCACTTAGAGCGTGACATAGCCACGCCTAAGACCGCGTCCGCCACGTCGAGACAAAGGTTGTCCGTGGCACCAACGAGATCAATAGACGTCTGATGTTCGAAAACACAGACACTAGAGATCCGCTTCTCGGTCGGAGGGCCGACGAG